ATAGTCCGAACCAATACCCGTCAATGTTTTGGAGAACCTGTATTTTCCGATTGCTTCGCGCTCGCGTCCAAGGGGCGCAGTCTGCCGGATTTGTTCCTCAATAGCCATTTCTTTCTGCGCTGCCATAACCTGCGGCGGCAACTGGAAATCCCCACCAGCAGGCGCGCGTCCGATAGGCGCGTTAGGCCCGCGAACGGTCGGCGCGGCGGGTTCAGGACTTATGGCCGTCTGCTGCCCAAACGGAATTTCCGGTAGTTTTGACACACCGCGCGGCGTTGTTATCATACCCGGCATATCCGCAGTAGGCGGCGTAATGACCTGCGCATTCTGCCGCTCAATCTCTTTGGCTATCTGGTCCCGTGCGCTCTGGGCCGTTGCATACAGGCCGCTGACTTTTTTAGGGTCATACGCGCCTTTAACCAACGATTTGATGCTAAGCGAAAGGTCAGGATGCGTGAGAACAAAATCCTGAAGTTCATTATATCCTTCGCCACCTTGTTGCACGCGCGCGGCCAGTTCGCCTACATGTGTCAAAAGAGCGGTGTCAGCCTCAAGGGACGTTTTTTTCTCCGTCGCGCGCTCACGGCCTGCGCCAGCTCTATGCTGCTCCGCCATAGCTTCATAGTAAGGCCTTTCCATAGCCGTCTTGGCGTTTATGGCCTGAATACGCGCGTTTGCCTCATATAATTGTCGGGCTGTATCAACATCGCCTGCGCGGGCAAGTTCTTTATACGCCCCCGGCGCTCCGATATCGAACTCCGGCCGCGCCAACAAATTCTGCAAGGCCTGCTGAGATTGCGCCTTGCGCTGATATTCCTGCATCTGCAACTGCGCCAGCGCATTCTGCTGGCCCCGATAATCCATCTGTTGCATCTGCGCGAGCATGTTCAGAGGATCATAGGTTTGACCCTGCGGGACGCCTGCGGCGATATCGTAACGAACGGGCATTAGTCAGACCTCATCTAGGCTGTGGGCCTTGGTTTACGCCGGGATTATACCGAACATATCCGGCAGGAGCCCCCACCACATCCGCCGATGGATACATACGGTCCATTATACCATACATCATCGCGTTTTGCCCGATGCCCTGAAGCGCGCCTTGCAGCGCCGACGCGCCGCCCATATAGCTGGACGCCCGCGCCTGCCCCATATTCTCCACGGCCTGACCGTAAGGACTGGCGGATGCAAGATTAGCGATAGTCGGGGCAGCGCCCGTGTAAGCGCCCGCGACAGTAGAACCAGCATTTCCGGCCATCGTGCCAAGATTGCTGCCCAGTCCGAACCGTTGAGCCATGAGATTAGACCCGATCTGACCGGCGAGTCCCGTGGCCGTGCCGGCCGCGCCTGCGCCCGTTCCCATCAAATTCTGAAGCCCCTGCACCGCCTGCGCGCGATTGGCCATAAACCGGGCGTAAGCGTTCCCATATTCCTGACTGCCGGCTTCCTGACCGTAGCGAGCCAGTGCTTTGCCAGTGCCGCCACCTAACAGGCCGCCGCGCGCCGCTGCGCCCTGTTCCAGCGCCCGCTGCCCCTCACGGAACCGGAACGCATAGCCAGGGTCCATTTGAAGTTCTTCGAGCGTCGGCTGGCGGGTATATTCACCGCCCGGCGCGAAAAGCCCGGCGAGCTGGTTGGTAGCGCCCGCGCCAGCCGCCATGTAGGGCTGCTGGAACCCGACGCCCTGACCATAAAACTCCCGCCCGGCCGCTTCGCCAAGCTGACCCTGTGCGAGGAGATCCTCGCGGCCCCTGCCATAAAACTCGCGCCCGGCTGCCGCGCCTTTTTCGGCCATCTCACGAGCCTGCTGAAGCGCCTGCTGCTGGGCAATCAAACCGTAGATGCCGGAAGTCTGCGCAGCCTGCTGCTGCGCGCGGCCAGCCTGCTGCGAGCCAAGGTAGCCAAGGCCAGCGGAAGCCAGACTTGCACCGCCGCTGGCAAGAAGGGGTAATGCTAGTGCGGGAAGAGGCATAGTATGTTCCTAGGTCTTGATGATGTAAAGGACCGCGTAGTTCTTCGGCCTCGTTTCAGTGTTGCCGGTATATGAGTTGTTCACCGTAACGCCCGTGGCCGCTGCGGCCGTGGTCACGCTGGCGTTAGGCGTATAGCCTGCACCTGCGGCGAGCGTTGATCCACCAGCGGCTACTTGCGCGTTAGCGGTGTGTGTGTGCGTAGGATCCCGAACACCGTGGTTGTGGTTCGCGTATGCGTCGGCCTGCGCGCTTGCAAAAGTGCGGCCCACCGTTAACGACGTGCCGAGCGTAAAAGTCAGACCTGTATTTGTCCCGGTAGCATTGGCAGAAATGTTCACGGTCGTCGCATTAAATATGTTGATTATGTAGGAGCCAGTAGGAATGTTAGTTCCGCTTATCGCTTGGCCGACAGACAACGTAGATGTGCTGCTGACAGTTACTACGTTACTGCCATTTGTAGTCGCGCCGGTCCCAATAGTAGCTGAAGACGCCGTAGCCGCTGCCGATATGACAATAGAGTTAGCAGCTACAGATGAAATAGTTGCGCCGGCAGGAATACCAGTGCCGCTGATCGGCATACCGGCGTAAAGATAAGTAGTTGAATTTATGCCGCTAATCGTTGTGCTTGTGTTGGTGGTGATACCACTGACAAACGTCGTATCCTGACTGGTCGCCGTAGCACGGCTGTCAAAACCACGCAAAAACTGACCGCGCAGGTCAGGCACGTTGAACGTCGTAGAACCGTCGCCTGCTCCCCACGTAGATCCGAGAACCGCAAACAACGCTGCATAAGTAGTACGAGAAACGGCCGTGCCGTCACAGATAAGCCAGCCGGAGGGCGCGCTGGACGCGCCGAACGAAATAATAGCGCCGGGCGGGGCGGCTAAAGCGCTGGCCGCAGAGATATTCGTGTCGACATAGGTCTTGGTTGTCGCCTGAAGACTGGTCGTAGGCGACCCCGGCAACACTACAGGGACGGTCGTTGTGATGTCTGTCGTATTTCCGGTCAGAATGGTTGTAGAGTTTGTCTTGACGACATAGTTCCGCGCGCCGCTGACATCGAATATGGAATTGCTGGCGTCGCAGGAGATAACCATCCTTGCCGCGCCGCTGGCCGAGAACTGAATCTTTCCGCTGTTATCAATATCCAGCGCTTCGGACGGCGACGTTGTGCCGAGACCTAGTTTGCCAGTGTTGTCGATGACAAGCGGTGTCGAATCAGGATCGGCGCTGTCCTGCACGCGCAGGGCGTAGCCGGTGCCGGTCTGCGTGATCTTCAGCGCCGGGCTGGACGAATTGGTGTCAATCGTCACGTTGCCGGACAGTGCCGGAGACACGCCGGAAGTCGGCGCGGAGATGTTGTCTACGGTCCATATCTCAACATCGTTGGCGTCAGCCAGCTTGAACTTGTAGGTCGAACCGCCGAGCCAGATGTTGGCCTCGCCCCGGCTGTCCAGAATAACCGGATTGGTGTTCGCCGTGCCGCCCGAACTGTCGGTAAAGGTCGTCTGCGGTGTGGTCGTCCCGGCCGTGTAGGTGTAGAGCTTGCCGCCGACCAACGGCGTGCCGTCGGCCTTGAAGAACTGCATCTTGGCGGTAGGAGTAAGCGCAGCCATTATTCACCTATATTGCACGAAACGGTCAAAATGACCGAAGGGATAGCCGGGCAAAACGCCGTCGCCGGATCAGCCAGTATCTGCACGCCCGTATCTGAAGTCGCCCACATTAACTGAAAATAGTCGCCCGTATTCATTCGTAGCACAAAATTCCACGCGGCGACATACTCTTCATTCGACCCTTTGAGCGTAACGCGCGTTGACGAATCAGGCACATCAACGCCGTTGATCCGGGGCCATATATATACCAGTTTGGTGCTGCCGCTCGTGCTGCTAAGCTGAAGAGAAAACTGAAAGTTATACGCCCCCGGCCTGTCTACATATATACGGGACGTCGGCGTGCCGCGATAGACGCCAGCCGACAGATCCGTGTTGTCAAAAGTAATGGCGTAGGCGGTATTGGTAGCGGCCGCCGTCTGGTCGGTCGTGTCAAAGAACGTGCCGTAGCGTAGCGATCCAGTGCCGAGGATGGCAAACAGATTGTAGAAAAACCGATACCATTCGCGCGAGATCAGGTTGGATGTGATCGGGACGCGCGCCGCCGGGATCTGGGAGATGTTCTCAGGCATTGGTCGGGCTCAGTATGAGTTCAGCGCCCATAATCGCGATCTTGACCGGATCGGTGCCGGACACCTCATAGACACGGTCGCGGATCTTCATTGTCATGCCGAGCCGCCGCCAGATGGTGCGATAGCCATACTGACCAATCTGGCCCATCGACTTCCAGTGTTCGTTTGACCACGTGTGACCGCCGTCGTCCGACCATCGGAGCATGACCTGTGGGTCTGAGCCCTGCCCGGTTACGAGCCCGACGCCTGACTCGCAGTCGAGCTGGAGACTGTGCTGTGTCGTGCGCTTCAGATTGTTTTGCCCCGTGGGTAGCGCCCGCCACGACCGCAACCATTTCTGGATTGTATCAGCCTCTGCGTAGACATTCATGTCGTAGGCGTAGAGAACGCCGCCAACGTAATCGCCAACAACAATTTCGTCGGCAAAGTTCATCTGGTTTTGCCCGCGATGACGGGTGAAGGCGTTATTTTCCCACCCGGCGCGCTCGTGCCATACGCCGGTCGAAACATCGTATACCCACGTTGTATCAGCGGTCGGGAAGTTCAGCACGTAGAAGGCGTGGCCATCCTGCTGGTAGGTGTAGGCCACCGCGTCGGCCAGCGTCGTATATTGCTGGATCTGCCACTCGACGGCGTGGGTCGAAATGCGCTCGCCGGTATAGCCTTTGGATCTATAGACGATGCCGTTACCGCGCGCATCCTTGCCGAGCCAAAACAGACCGTTATCCAGCTTGGCGACAGAATAGGGAGCCTGACAACCGATTTCGTTGAAAGCACCCTGAATACGCGCGAGCGGGAAGTCAGGAAGCCCGGCGTTATACCAGACTTCTACTGAGTTCTGCCCGAACAGCCAGACTTCACGATGGTCTACAATCAACGTAACCAGATTGTCCGGCGACCCCTCGGCGCTGGCGAAATCCAGCGGATCAATCGACGTGCCGTAAAGCGACGTAACCCAGAACTTCTGACTGTTCGGCTGGTTGAAGACAAAGTATCCGTCAAGAAAGCCAACGCCGACCGCGCCGTAAAAGTCAGGGTCCGTAATCTGTGCGAAGGTGTCGGTTCCCGAGTCATAAATGTAACCGTTTGCGCCCGCCGCAATGAACAGTTGCGTGCCATTATCGACCATATTGACAGGATCGACGCCAGCTACGGTTCCCTTGTCCGTATAAACCCAGTTAGAGTCGATTTTGTAAAGCCTGGTTCCCGACACCGCGTAGGCGTAATCCCCAAACGTCCAGAGCCCGCGCACCGGCCCTGTCGGCAACTGCACAAGCTGACGAAGCCCCGGAGCGCGCTGGAGGAAGGCCGGTTGCTTGCCGCCATCTGCGACGATTTCGGGAAAAAGGTTGACCATTCTGTTGTCCGCAGCGTTGACGCTGCGGGCGACATAGCTGGAGCCAAGAATTGGCGTCTGCATCAATAATTACCCGCAAAAATTGAATATCTTTGCCGCGTAGCTATCAGAGAATACGGCATGGACATGACGTCGTCAGGATTGTTGATGCGTTTCAGGTTGCGCTTGCTATACATGGCGATGCGCTGCACCTGCGCCGAGGGCTCGACGCCGAACTCCGGCGCGATCTCGCAGGCCAGATTGTAGCGGAACGCCCGCAGGTAGCCGGGCGGGAACGACAGCGTCGTCGCCAGCGTCGCGGGATTGGTCAGCTCCTCGACCGAAATGATATGCCATTCCAGCGCGCGCAGAGGCACCGGATAGACATACATCTCGAT